AACTTGGACAAAGAACAAAGTTGAATATGCTAAACAACATGGATATGACGCACTCGCAAAAACTGATCAGTTTGTTCCAGACATCAAATTAGGCTTTCAAAAAATTTGGTGGCTCAAAGATCTAATGGTAAGTCGCCCGGACATTGAATGGTTTTGGTGGACAGGGTGCGATTCGATGATTACAAATTTCGACATTAAAATCGAAGATCGTATTGATAACGACTACCACTTTATTGTTGCAAGTGACTGTAACGGATTGAATTCCGACAGTTTTTTGATCAGGAACACTCCTGAAGGTAGAGGTTTTATCGATCACTTACAAAGCATCGAACCTCGACTTCGAGATCACAAGTGGGAAGACCAGCAAGCCATTATAGAAAGCGTGGATCAATTTAAAGATATTGTTAAAATTGTTCCCCAAAAGGACTTGAATGCTTACCCCACAGCAGTGTATAATAATCAAAGCCACTTAGATTTATTCGGCAACGACGGCACATGGCGTCCCGGAGATTTGCTGATCCACTGGCCGGGTCTAAGTTTAGAAAGAAGGATTTGGCTAGCTAACTTTTACAAAGACTATATTATACAATGAAAGAAATTCTAGATCAGGTTCGAGCATTAATCGAACAAAAACAAGCTAACAAGACCTGGGTTGCAGGCAAGGACTTTGTAAACTATGCAGGTCCTCATTTTAACGCAGATGAATATGTCGCCGCAGTTGAAACAATCTTAAATGGTTGGTTAGTTATGGGAGACAAGAGCATTAAGTTTGAACGTGCATTCCCTAAACACTTTGGAAAAAACAACGGTATTCTAACCAACAGCGGCAGTTCTAGTAACTTGCTGATGATGAGCGCACTTACTAGTAAGCGTGGTTATAATTTACCCAAAGGCACCAAGGTGTTGATGCCTATTGCAGGATTCCCGACTACATTGAATCCAACTTTGCAAGTAGGGTTCACACCCGTATTTGTTGATATTGAGCTAGGAACCCTAAACCTAGACTTGGATCAAGTTGAACGAGTTCTTGCAGAACAGCCTGATATTCGGGTTATTACATTTGCCCATGTGCTAGGCAACCCACCTAATATGGATCGACTAATGGAGTTGGTCAAGAAGCACAACCTTATTCTGTTAGAAGATTGTTGTGATGCACTAGGTAGCACATATGACGGCAAGCCATTAGGTAGCTATGGTGAAATGTCTAGTTGCAGTTTTTATCCTGCACACCACATGACTATGGGCGAAGGCGGATATGTTGCTTGTAATACCTATGAACAGGAAGTCATTCTTCGCAGTTTCCGTGAATGGGGCCGTGGCTGCTACTGTGTAGGACCCGAGGCTAACAAACTCAAGTGCGGTAGTTGTGGGAAACGATTCCAAGAATGGATTCCAGAGATGCCAGGCGAAATCTTTGACCACAAATATGTATACGATGAAATTGGTTATAACTTGAAGCCAATCGAAATGCAGAGTGCCATGGGGCTGCATCAACTAGAGAAGTTGCCCGAGATTCACGCATTGCGCCGACGTAACTATGCATTGTTATTTGACATTTACAAAAAGTATGAAGACTTCTTCTACTTGCCACGACCACAAGAAAAAGCAAATCCTAGCTGGTTTGCATTCCCATTAACTATTCGTGAGAATGCTCCATTTAAGCGTAGCGACATTGTTGACTACTTGGAAGAAAACTTAATCCAAACTCGTCCTTACTTTGCTGGTAACATTATGTTGCAGCCTGCCTACAGTCATTTGATGAAGCCTGCAGATGCTCGTGATAACTTTCCAGTAGCTACACACGTTATGAAGAACACTTTCTTCCACGGAACTAGCCCTGTCATTACACCCGAGCAGATTGCCTACATCGGCGACAAGGTCGATGGATTTATGAGTTTATTTGTATGAAAAGTCTGAGCCAAACAGCCGCAAGAATTGATGGTCAGCCTATGTTCAAGTATTTGGACAGGGCTAAACAATTTGAAGCACAAGGACGCCATATGGTCCATATGGAAATTGGCGATCCTGATTTTGGCACCCCAGCAAATGTAACCGATGCCGCAGTGCAATCATTGTTAAACAGTGAAACTCACTATTGCTCTAGCTACGGACTTACTGAGTTTAGAGAAATTATTCGAGATGTTACTTTAAAAAGCAGAGGGTTTAAACCAGATTTAGATCAGGTGTTAGTTACACCAGGCGCCAATATCGGTATCTTCTATGCTGTCTACTGTTTGGTAGATCCCGGTTATGAAGTTATTGTTCCGGATCCTGGTTTCCCAACATACTACAGCAATATTAAAATGTGTGGTGCAGTTCCCGTTCCCGTTCCTCTCAAAGAGGAAAATGAATTTAGAATGAGTCCTGCAGACATCGAAGCGGCAATTACAGACAAGACACGGTTGATTATTATTAATAGTCCAAACAATCCAACAGGCAGTGTAATGACAGCTGAGGAAATTGAAGCTGTATATGAAATTGCCAAGAAGCACGATATCTACTTGTATAGTGATGAAATATATGCTAGAATGAATTATGATCCAGCAGGCTTTAGTAGTCCTAGTATATTTGACAAATGCAAAGACCGAGTAATTCTAAGCAATGGATTTAGTAAAGCATTTGCTATGACAGGATGGCGCCTGGGCACCATAATCGGTCCTGCTGATGTTATTGAGCGTATGGCTATACTTCTGCAAACAACTAGTAGCTGTGTTAGTCCATTCATTCAACGTGCAGGTATGGAAGCAGTGACCGGTAATCAAGATGCTGTCTATGCAATGATGGAAGAATACAAAGAACGTAGGGATATGCTAGTCAATGGTCTTAACAAAATTCCTGGATTCAAATGTTTGAGTCCAGGTGGTGCATTCTATGTATTCCCTAACATAACTGAAACAGGGTTAACTTCGGAAGATGTTTGCGAACAACTTTTAGAAGCTGGTGTAGTTACATTACCAGGAACATGTTTTGGAGATCACGGAACAGGCTATCTAAGATTGTGCTACGCTCAAAGCAAAGCAAATATTTTAGAAGCATTAGAACGAATCCATAAATGGGCTCTTAACAATAGGAAAGATAAATGAGAGATTTAATTATTCAAAATTCAGAGGGCTGGTATTGGCCAAGGAACGATGGCCACAACGGCAGAACTGAGGAAGAAGGCAGTTGCTGGTATTTTATGAAGACACATCCCGATGTGCCTAAAAAGATTTCACAACATGTGCCCAACAAGGGAGTTGTGGTCCAAGCTGGCGGCAACTGCGGATTCTATGTTAAACAATACGCAGATATTTTTAACCTAGTTTACACGTTTGAACCAGAACCAGTTAACTTCTTTTGCCTAAATCTAAACGTAACTTCACCGAACGTTTTAAAATTCCAAGCATGTTTAGGTGACAAACACGAAGGTGTGATGCTAGGAAACTTCATGCCAGATGTTGGTGCAACCCACGTTGCAGGATCTGGCCCTATCCCTACATTTAGAATTGACGATTTAGCATTACAAGCATGTGACTTAATTCACCTAGATATTGAAGGTTACGAATTAAATGCCCTTAAAGGTGCAATTGAAACTATTAATAAGTTTAAGCCTGTTATTGCTTTAGAATTCTATAAGGATTGGGCGGCACGTTATGCTACAACACTAGACGATATTGATCAGTTCTTAGCAGAGTTAGGATATCAGTTTACGCTCGACGAACAGGGCGACAGGATTTACAAATTTAAAGAACAAGTTAAGGTATATGACTGTTTTACTTTCTTTAACGAGTTAGACTTGCTAGAGCTTCGTTTAGAAGAACTATATAACACTGTTGATTACTTTGTTATTGCAGAAGCTACTTCTACACATAGTGGTAAAGACAAACCTTTATACTTAAAAGACAACTGGGATCGTTATGCAAAGTATCACGACAAGATTCGTCATATCATTGTAGATGACATGCCGCGAGATGCCGATCCTTGGAAAGATGAAAACTATCAACGAAACGCTCTTGCTAGTGGATTCCAAGATGCTAAACCAGAAGATCTAATTCTCATTAGCGACTTAGATGAAATTCCTCGTGCAGATATTGTCGAGGGTGTGCGTGACGATGAAAATGGTTATATGTTCTACATATTAAACATTGCATTGTTCTTATATAGATTTAACTTCTTAAAAGTTGCTCCAGAAGGTGCATGGAAACAGCATAATGTTATTGCAACTCGTAAAAAGTTCTTTGATATGAAATCTGAATTAACTCCACAACATGTTAGAAACCTACTGTGGAAAACTGGTAATTTGGAAACTGGATATCATGACGATCAATTGGTTGTCATTGAACACGCAGGATGGCATTTTACGTTCCTCGGAAACGATGAGAAAGTTAAACACAAGATTGAAAACTTTGCACATCACATCGAAACCAATGTTCCGCAGTATGTTGAAAATCTATCTGTAGAAGAAATGATCAAGAATAAGTGTGCGTTACTAGGCCCAGATGGTGTTGAAAAATTTGAGTATGTAAAGGTTGATGATTATTTCCCGCAAACAATTCTAAACAATTTAGAAAAGTATAAGGATTGGATTATACAAGATTCAGAACATACAGTTTTTGACTTCTATAAGGAGTGATATGAGAGTTTGTGATTGGATAGCAGAATATCTTTATAACTGCGGAATCGAAAGAGTTCACGGATTGATGGGTGGTGGTGCAAGCGGTCTTAACGACGGTTTTATCAAGCATGGCAAGATTGGCTACATCTGCTATCATCATGAACAGGGTGCAGGACATGCCGCAATTGGTGAAAGCAAGTTTACAGGTAAGTTAGCAGTAGTTAACCCTACCACAGGCTGTGCCGGAACCAATTGTGCAACATCAGTTCTCAATGCATGGCAAGATAGTGTGCCTGTTTTATTCCTATCTGGGAATGTTAGGTTAGCTACTTGCAGTGGGCATATCAATAAGAAGAACCATATTAAAATTAGAAAATATGGCATACAGGAACATCATGTAGTTAATACTTATGAGTCAATGACCAAGTTTAGCTATTTCATCGATAATATTGATGATGTTGCCTATGTGTTACAGTATGCAATGCACACTGCTACTAATGGTAGACCCGGGCCTGTATGGATTGACATTCCAGGTGATATTCAAACTGCACAGATGCCTGAGAAATATAGAGAATATCACCCTGCAGAATTAGTTAAACCTCCTGCAGATTTTAGTCGAGTAAAGGCAGCTATTGAAAAAGCAGAACGTCCTGTGGTGCTAGCAGGATATGGAATTCGCCAAAGTAATACCGTCGATCAGTTTGTTAAATTTATCGAACAGTATCAAATTCCTTATGTTAGCACCTATGGTGCAAGAGATTATACTGCTAACAATCATCCTCTAAGTATTGGAGCAGTTGGCATCAAAGGAAGTCGTGCTGGAAACTTTGCTATGCAAAATGCTGATTTACTCATTGTGTTAGGCAGTAGTTTAGGTGCTAGTGTGATTGGATACGATCCTAAACAGTTTAGTCCGGACAGTTACAAGATTGTTGTTGATCTCGATATCAACGAGTTAAAGAAAGACATTGTTGAAGTTGATGAAAAATACAATGTCAATTTAGAAAAGTTTTTTAGGAGTTTGGCATGACAAGACAAGAATGGGTTGAAAAATGCAATCACTGGAAAACCAAATGGCCGGTAATGCAGGAAGAATATCGTCCAATTGAAAATGATTTTCAGTTAAACATCTATGCCATACTTGATGCAGTTAATCAACATAGTTTAGCCGATGACATTTTAATGGGCGATGCCGGCAGTATTAGCTATGCAGGTCCTGTTGCATTAAATGCTAAACACGGACAAAGATTTATTTTTAGTCCTGCACAAGCAGATATGGGGTGGGCGTTACCCGCAGCTATTGGTGTAAGTATGGCTAGTAATCAACAGGTTATCAGTATCATCGGCGATGGTAGTTTTATGAGTAACATACAAGAATTAGCAACAGTTAAACAACACGAGTTGAATATCAAGTTTGTTATTCTCAATAACAACGGTTACCTAAGTATTAAAAATACACAGACAAAATACTTTGAAGGAAGGGTGCATGGGACCAGTTCCGAAAGTGGACTATGGTTTCCTAGCTTTAAAAATATTGCGGTAGCATTTGGCATGCCTTGTGTAGACATTAGAACAAAAGAAGATCTGCGTCTTCATTTTCCTAATGCCCTTAAGAAAAAAGGTCCAGTTATTATAGACTGCCAATGTCTTAACGAGCAAGAAATATTACCAGCCCAAGCATTAAAAAATGGAAAGCAAGCAGGACTACATGATCTAACACCATTCTTGTCAGATGAAGAGTTAGCACAGGAAATGATTGTTAAAATATGAAAACAATGTTAATAACAGGTGGGGCTGGTTTTATTGGCCAGTTCCTTGTTAGAAAATTTGTTGACTCTTATAAAGTTATCTGTGTAGTTAGAGATACTACGGACTTATCAAGATTAGCAGACCTTAAAGATCGAGTTACCTTCGTTAAACATAATATTCAAAACAGTTACACTTCTGTTTTTGAGCAGATTAAAGATGTTAGTGTAATTCTTCATGCAGGTGCAAATCCTAGCTCCGAATCTAGCATTAAAGATCCAGTATCAGTAGTCCTTGATAATGTGCTAGGCACCACTCACTTATTAGAGTTAGCTCGTAAATTGCCCATCGAACGATTTGTCTATTATAGTGCGGCAGAAGTGTTTGGCCCAATCACACCCGGCACTGACAGCAAGGAAGACGATCGATACTGGTCTAACAGTCCTTATGCTGCCAGCAAAGCGGCTGGTGAAGAATTGTGTCTAGCATATTCTAATACATTTAACATTCCAGTCAGTGTAATACACATTACAAACACGTTCGGTGAAAGGTGTCAAACAAATAGATATCCGGTTGTTGCCATTAGAAAAATCCTAAACAATGTTCCGATTGATATACATGTGGGTGCAAACAATTCTATTGGCGGACGTAAATGGTTCTATGCAGGAGATGTTGCGGATCATACTGAGTTTGTCCTTGTAAATCAAAAAACTAAATGTGAAAAATGGAACAGTGCCGGAACTAGATTTATTAGTAATTTAGAATTTGCAGAAATTGTAGCAGGCCACTTAGGTAAAGAGTTAACTATTAATTACATTCCAATAGATCGACCCGGACATGATTTATATTTTTCAGTAACTGCAAACAAGCTGTATGAGCAAGGGTTTGTATCAACGTTGTCCACAGAAGACAAACTAAGGAACACCGTGGATTGGTATAAGAATAATCAAGATTGGCTATGAAGGTTGCTATTTTAGGAGCAGGTGGTTACCTTGGCAGGTATCTTGCAAAACACCTATCACCAATATACACTGTATTACCTATCTCACGAGAAACGCTTGACCTAACAAGCTTCGGTCAAGTAAAAGCATGGCTAATAGAACATAGACCCGATGTAGTTATTCACTGTGCAGTAACTGGTGGAAAACAAAATGTTAATGAAAAGATTTATGAAGATGTTCAAAATAATTTAAACATATTTTTAAATTTCTATAACAACAGCCAATACTTCAAACAATTTATTAATGTGGGCAGTGGTTCAGAGTTTGACAGCAAACAGAGTATTGATACTGCCTTGGAGGAACATGTGCTGGATTCTTTTCCAGTTGAGAGTTACGCCTACAGTAAGAATTTAATTGCACGATTAGTTCTTGAAAAACACAATTTCTTTACACTAAGATTATTCGGGTGCTTTGATCAAAGCGAACCAGACTTTAGATTACTGAAGAAATTTACCAACACCAGTAACTTTAGTTTCTATGATAGAAAGTTTGATTATATTAGTGCTAGTGATTTTTGTAAAATTGTTAAACACTACATAGACAATGACATGTCAATTAAAGACATGAATTGTGTCTACTCAGAAAAATTCTACCTGAGCGAAATATTAACAAAATTTAAGACCCTACATCATATTCCCACTGAGCTAAAAATAGAGGGTATAAATATTCTAAATTATACGGGCAGTTCGGCTAAACTTGATTCATTAGATCTACAGCTGGACGGTTTAGATAAAGGTCTAGTGCATTACTTTAAAGGATAAAAATGGCAGTATATGATGCTACAATGTTTTTCCAAGAGAACGACTTGTATGAAATAAGATTAAACACACACTGGGATTTTGTAGACAAATTTATTGTTGTCGAAGCAGGAGAAACACACACAGGCGTAAAGAAGCCTTTTAGATTCGATCACGAGCGTTTTAAAAAATATTCTTCCAAACTTCACTATGTAAAATTTGACAGCTTTGATGAAGAGATGCAAAAGCATCCGGAGTTGTTAGATGCGGCAACTGTAGCAGAACGTGGTCCAATGTTTGCTACAAAAGATTGGACCAGAGATAGGTTCCAATACAATTATATTTTTAAAGCATTGTTAGATTCTGGAGCCAAGGATGACGATGTTGTTTACATTTCGTGCCTCGACGAGCTGCTAAAAAAAGAAGCATTTGAAAAGTGCCTGCCTGCTTTTAAGAATAGATTAATTGCATATCCAAATGGTCTTCGTCCAATCTTTTTTATGATGTTAGATTTATATGCTTATAAATTTAATTTACTGCACAAGCCTTGGACACAACATATTGCCAGCACATTAACTGAAGTGGGCAACTTTAAAAAGATTCTACCTGCCACACTACGAGAGCAACGAGTAATGACACATCCTCTAGTTGAAAATGCCGGATGGGAATTTACATTCTTAGACAAGACAGACGGTGAAATGGTATTGGCCAAGCAACAAGCGTGGGCACATTCTAGGGATCAATATCCTGGCCGCAAGGTTAAATTTGATCACACTGACAAGCAAGAAGCAGTCCAACGTCTATTTGAAGATTATCAGCCAAGACTTGTTCCAATTACTGCGGAGACACATCCTCCTTATATTGTTAACAATCTTGACAAATTACAAAATTTTATATACACTGAGTAACTATGAAAAAAATTGTTTATGTAACAGGGTGTCTTGGATTCATCGGAGTCCACGTAACTCGCAAATGTTTAGAAAAAGGATGGTATGTTATTGGAGTAGACAAACTAACCTACGCTAGTAACGAAACTTTCCTTGCAGAATTTGAAAAATATGAAAGCTTCAAATTCATTAAATCTGATATTAATGATTTAGAACGTCTAGTCGATTGCGACTACGTTATCAATACTGCGGCAGAAACGCACGTTGATAACAGCATTGTAGCTAGTGATGTATTTCTTAAAAGTAATGTAAACGGAGTTCACCATTTACTAAAGTTGATTAGGGAAAAAGGGCAGTTTAAAATGCCCACACTTTTGCATTTTAGCACAGACGAAGTCTATGGTGATATTGAAGAAGGTAGCCATACTGAAAAAGACTTGCTCAAACCTAGTAATCCATACAGCGCAACTAAAGCGGCAGCAGATATGTTAGTGTTAGCATGGGCAAGAACTTATAAGGTTCCCTACGTTATTGTTCGTCCTACAAACAATTATGGTATTGGACAATATGTTGAAAAACTTATTCCCAAGAGCGTTAAGTATCTAAGTATTGGACGAAAGATTGATTTGCACGATAAGGGCTTACCAGTTAGAACTTGGCTACATGCAGACGATACTGCTCGTGCTGTGATTACAATTATTGAAAGCGGAGTAGTCAATGACACATTTAATATTTCCGGTAACTTTGAATTACAGAATATCGATGTAGTAACACGCATCTTAAAATTGTTTAATGGATCCACAGACGTTGACAATTACATTACCGAATGGGCCAGGCACGGACAGGATGTTAGATATTCAATTGACGATTCTAAATTGAAGGCACTAGGTTGGAAACCGAAAGCAGACTTTAACACAGAGCTTAAAAAGATTGTAACGTATTATAAAAAGAATTTTATTTGGTAATTATGAACAAACTAGTTATTTTTGATTTAGACGGAGTTTTAATTGACAGCAGAGAACTACACTACAACTCATTAAACAAGGCCCTTGCCTCTGTTGGGGAACAATACGTTATTGGACGTGAAGAGCATCTTAGCACCTACGATGGATTAAACACTACTGCTAAATTAGAGTTGCTTAACAAGGACAAGGCATTACCCAGAGAATTGTTTGACACAGTTTGGCAGAACAAGCAAACTATGACATTTGAACTTATTAAGCAACTTCCCAAAGACGGTAAGTTAATTGATATCTGTCAGCGTCTTAAAAAGATGGGATACAATATTGCTGTGGCAACTAACAGCATTCGTGAGAGCGCCAAATTGGCGCTGCTTAGTATCGGTATTATTGAATATGTTGATTGTTGGGTATCTAATCAAGATGTCGCAAAAGCTAAACCATTTCCCGAGATGTATTGGAAGTGTATGATTACATTAGGTGCATTACCTAAGCATACGATTATTGTAGAAGACAGTCATATTGGTCGTCAAGGTGCGCTAGATAGCGGGGCACATCTGTGTGCAGTAGAAGATACATGGGATGTTACCTGGGACAAGATTTATCAAAAGGTTAAAGACGTGGAAGAACAAACAAAGGCGTTAAACATTCCTTGGAGAGATTCCAAACTTAATGTGCTTATTCCTATGGCAGGAGCAGGTAGTAGATTTGCACAACAAGGATACACATTCCCTAAGCCCTTAATCGAAGTTGAAGGAAGGCCAATGATTGAGGTTGTTGTTAAGAACCTCAACATCGAAGCAAATTACATTTTCTTAGTTCAGAAAGAACACTATGAAAAGTATAATTTAAAATACTTGCTAAACTTAATTGCACCCAATTGTAAAATAGTGCAAGTAGACGGAGTTACAGAAGGTGCAGCCTGCACTACACTATTGGCTAAAGAATTATTAGATAATGACAGTCCGTTGATCATTGCTAACAGCGATCAATATATTGAGTGGAACAGTAACGAATGTATGTATGCATTTAATGCAGATGCAATTGACGGCGGAATTTTAACCTTTGAAGCACGACATCCTAAGTGGAGTTACGCCGCGCTAGGTGAAGATGGATTTGTTAGTGAAGTAGCTGAAAAGCGTGTTATCAGTGATAATGCTACTGTAGGAGTTTACTATTGGAAAAGAGGTAGTGACTACATTAAGTATGCTGAACAGATGATTGAAAAGAATATTCGAGTTAATAATGAGTTTTACGTATGCCCTGTTTTCAACGAAGCAATTAGTGACGGCAAGAAAATTCGTATTAAGAAAATTAACAAGATGTGGGGTATAGGAACTCCTGAAGATTTAAACTACTTCTTAGACCAGCGTAAGAAATGAAAATCATTGCACATCGTGGACTGACCAACGGTCCGAACAAGCACCTTGAAAATCGACCTTTAGAAATACAATCTTGCTTAACAAAAGGATTTGATTGCGAAATTGATCTATGGGTGTTTGAAGATAGACTATATCTAGGACACGATGGTCCTCAATATAATATTACCAAACAATTTCTTAAACAGCAAGGACTGTGGATACATTGCAAGAACTTATCTGCCTTGGAGTATTGTCAACAAGATACAGAGTTAAATTATTTTTGGCACGATACAGATACATACACATTGACCAGCAAGGGTTACATATGGACTTACCCCGATAAAGAAGTAAGTAAATTAGGCATAATGGTGTTACCCGAGTGGTCAGATCCTACATTAAATAATGCATTAAATTCAGACTGTTACGCAGTATGCACAGATTTTGCGGACCAACTAAATAAATTAAAGGGTTCATAATGTCAAAATATATCAGCATGTTACAAGATCTTAAAACAGTAAGCACAGTATGCTCGTTTATCGGGCAGGACCTTATTCAGATCGAACTTGCATCTGATAGCAAAGAAATAAGTCAATCTGAGAGAAAGTCCCTTATAGAAAAAATACGTAACGAGCGTATTCCATTAGATTGCAGTAATGATGAAATTTCACGCAGATATGCTACGACCGCGTGTGACTTATTACTTTCCGAGTAGTTAACAACGCACTTTTCCATTTCTGCATTAAGTGTAAATATAATACACTAGGAGCAAAACATGGACTTTTTAAAACTAGTAGCAGAACTAGGATTTCCAATTGCAGGTGCAATGGCCGCCGGCTATTTTGTATTTTTAACTCTAAAATTTATTCTTGCTGGAGTTACTAGCAGTGTAAATGGCATGGGCGGTATTATCAAAGGCCTAGACAGTCGAGTTGATACTATGACCAATCAACTACAACGTATCGATGTTAAAGTAAGTCACGCATTGGGTCTACAACCTGACTACGATAGAATTAGTCGTGCTGAACAAGCAGATCAAAGGAAGGACTAATGAAATACGCTGATTATGACTGGGAGCTGCACAAGGATAGGATTGTGCTTGATCGTGAGCTTAACATTGATACGCTGGAGTGGCGAGCTGGGGACCATTTTGAAGTTAGAAACATAGACGGCAGGATGGAACTAGTAAAAGTTGATCCTGTAGTAAAGTTTGTTAAAGGGTATAAGTAATGGATCCGGTAGAATTAGTTAACAAATATGGATTTCCCATTGTTGCTGCTGGCGGAATGGGATACTTCATATATTACGTGTGGACCTGGGTAACCACTGAAATTAAACCAGTTATAGGACAAGCCAATGGAACTCTTATTGCTCTTATTGATCGTATTCGTATGCTTGATAACGATCTTATCAGGTTGAATCAAAAGGTGGAAACAGTTATGGAATTACGTGGTAAGACCATTGAACGAGAACGTATTGAAGCTGAAAAAGACATCAATCAGACTAAACGTAAAGAAGAAGCACCACCTATAGGACCAAAACGTAAAGCATCTAAAGAAGAAATAAAGGATGCTGCTGGAGATTAAAAAAAGGACCCTGGGGTCCTTTTTGTTTACTTGCTGGTAGCTCTGTAAGTACCATCCCAGTCTGCAGGAAGATTTCTAGAG